ATTCATTCCAATTTATTATAGAGATATAATGTCTTGGCTTGGATTACCTTTATCCCGATTCGGGATGAAGAATATATGGAGATTAAGTAAGTCTTTAAATAAACGATTTACAACAAGAGGTATCAACCAAGTTATTTTAACTTTGAAGATAGACTCTATTGTTGTTCTTCAGTACATTGCTGGTACTCCTATGACGTCAACCCAAGGGTTGGGTCAGAGAGTTAAACTAGTGAATGGACTTCCAGCGCATTTACCTTCTTATTTCAGAAGTTTTATACGAAATGGAGATACTAATAAAATCAGAGTTCTTAATACACTTTTAAGTGCATATAAAGGATTCTCTGGGATCTATAAAGATCCTGATTTTTCTAGTATCGAAGCTCCTAGATTTAAACGACCTTTTATAAATTCTGCTAAAGATTTAGATGTTATTACACCTAAATTAGAAAAGTATTTACCTTTTCCACTTCAATTATTTGAAGATTGGACAGAAGTAGATAAAAAAGTGGGTTTATTTTGGAATCGTTTTAATCCTTTTGGTATTAAACCAACCTTATTTGCAGATAGCGAAGAGATACCAATGCCATTAACAGCGGGTCCTAATGCGAAAATTTCGTTCTTAGGGGCTGCATGGGATGCATTAGCTATTCTAGTTGGACGTAAAGTTCCTCTTTGGGACCTTCATCGAGCTATGGAAAGCCACCTATCTAAAGAACATCCGGGTTTTAATTCGGAGAACTTTAAAACAGTGTTTCCTCTTTTACAAGAAACTGCTTCTCGCCTGATAAAAGAAATTTCATCAGGTAAAGTACCTTATGAGGCTTATTCCAACCTATCTATTTCTAAAATAGATTATGATGGTCCTAGCCCTGATAAGGATAAACCCTTAACTTTGGATTATGTGGTAAAACACATTGTTCCACGGTTACGGGTGGGAAAAGTTTCTACTAAATTAGAAGCTGCTGGAAAGGTGAGAGTCTTCGCAATATCTGATTATTGGACCCAATGGATGTTGCTTCCTTTGCATAATTCTATTTTCAAATTGTTGTCTTCACATCCGTGTGATGCAACATTTGATCAACTTGGGAAAGTTGAAGAATTTAGCAAGAGAGGATATTCATTCATTGCTTCTTACGATCTTAAGTCTGCCACGGATCTTATTCCTATACAATTGTATGAGAAATTAATAGGTCATTGGACAGTCCCAGAGTTCGCAGAAGCTTGGGTTAAAGTCTTAACCTCTAGAGGTTATGCCTTTGACTATCAGGGTATTGATAAATTAAGACACTCAAGAGATCTTCACTATACTAGAGGTCAACCGATGGGGACTTTGTCCTCATGGGCTTCTTTAGCTGTAGTTCATCATTTCTTAGTATTCTTAGCTGCTGAAAGAGCAGGTAAGGATTTTTTCTTAGATTATCTCGTGCTTGGGGATGATATTATCATCGCTGACAAAAATGTAGCTAAGTGCTACACAGATGTGTGTAATGAGTATGGTATAACCATAGGTTTCCCTAAATCATTTGTTTCAACAGATGGTTTTTTCCAATTTGCGTCCCAAAACATTAAAGGAGATATTAA